CGATCTGATCATCTGACCATCAGAAGTAACCATATTTTCATCATCATTTGATCTGTTGCCTCCGGGGTCAATTGTACCATCCTCAGAAGATTTCGGGAACCATGTCCCGCCGCCTAAAGTAGGGTGTTTGTACGAAATTTCGAGTATATCACCACATGTAAACATTTTATTTATTTTTTAATTGTTAAACAACTCCAAATGCAAATCCTGCCTCAGCATCAGTTGATGATATGCGAGCAACCCCTGTTCTTTTATACTTAAAAAATGTTTCAAGTCTATCAGGGTTGACCGTGCTTACTTCTACCAAGATACTATCCTTCATAAAATCAGCATCAGCAATAAGCGCGCGGGATGCAAGATCATCAGCATAGCTACGAAGTACCTGTTTCCAGTCTTTTGGTTTGATAGTACCTGCGACATTTACACTTTGGTCGCTTGGCACAATTGTTTTATCAACTACAAAAGCCTGTTCGAGTAAGAAATGTCCGTATCTCATATTAAAATCAAGCATCAAGTTACGACAATACCTAAATTGAGGCGGTAATTCACCATCAGGATGATATGTTGTTACGAAATCCTGAACGGTATATTTTCCGGCCACTAAATCAACTGTCGAGGCTCCTTTTTTAACAAGTACGTCACGGTTGTTATAGTCTGCCATATCGCCAATTACTCCATCTGTAGGTACTGGCATATCAGGATATTGTTTGCCATTTACATCTTGATGAGGGCTATTCTGTGCAATTACTGCAAATAAATAAGCCATATTAGCCGCTGCTTCCCATGGAAAACCTTCACTAAGTGGTGCTGGTGCAAGTGCGTGTGTTACTTCTCCTTTTCTTACATTGGTAATGGCGTATAAAGTAGCTGCATCGTCTTCAACTGAACCCCAAATTGAAATAAAAGGTTTCCAATTAATAGCCGAATACCTGCCAGTTGGAACGTCAGGATCAGGAATGCCGTTTACAGCTTCGATAACATCAAAAGCAGCTGCACCATGACTATTAATTACCACAGTATCCCATTCGCTACCAATAGCGGTTAATGCAGTTGTTAAAACACTTGCTCCGGCGCCTCCTGTTACTGTTGATGAGTAAGTAATACCGCATGTTTTACCTCCATCATCAAAAGAAACCTGCAAACTGGCTGCTGTTACGCCTTTCCATTTTGTTGTTAATGTAAATGAAGTAACCGGAGAACCTACTTCTGCTGCTATTACTGGCGCACCAAGAACATTATTAACCGCTGCTACTATCTTACCAATTATAGTAACATCTGAATCGCCTTTAGTTACTGAATAAGCATAAGGTATCCCGTCAACATCTTTTCGACCGCCAATAACAATGTAATGGGTTGCGCTTTCTGTTGCTGTTGTTGCAAGCGTTACGTCACATGCCGCTACTGCCGGTGTGCCTGCTGCTGGTTCTGCCTGAGCATGTACGATAGTTGGTATCCCACCAACTCCGTCACCACTTACAGGCCGTAAAATTCTCATTATCTGGTGAATTGGCGAGCCTAACCCATAAAAAGTCCCTGCATCTTTTGCAGAGGTTACCTCTGTTCTGGTAGTAGGCATTGTTGCCTGATTCGCCGTATTTGCCTCAGCCAATATTAATATTCTTTGAGGCAGATTTGGAGAGCTTACTGCGAAATTGCCTTTTTTGAGTTTATACCCAACAATTCGGCTTATCCTTTCTGCTCCTACTGCTGTACTTATTGACATTTTATTCGTTGTTATAAGTTAAATAATAACCTTGTTCTGTTTCTTCAATTTTTATTTCAGTATCGTAACCACCAGCTGTTATAGGTGTTATTCCGTTTTGATTTTCATTAATTTTTACAACTAATGTAACCCGTGCCATTCTTTGAAATGCAGCATCTTGTTCATCATTTACCCTTGCAAATTGTATCTTACTCACTGATCTACGCTCAATTATGCCATTAGCAAATTGAAGCCTATCATTATAAGGCGACTGAAGTACATGCCTTACAAGTCCTGCTAATCTCTGTAATTTCACAGCTGAATTATAATAACCCTCTGTAGTTGTTTCCTTCGCTCCTGTATATATGTCAATATTGTAAGTGCATTCGCACGATTGACTAACAGGCGTTTGATCACTTGTCGAAATATCAAATAAATCAACTGTTATTACATTTCCTTCTGTTTTATCTACTGGAGTAAACCTCTCAGTGTAAAACGATGCTGTATAATTAAGATTTGGAATTACTGGCAATGGCGGAGTTTGGACAGTCCCTCTTAACAAGGATTGATTATCCATTTCAGTTTTTAAAATCAAAGCAATCCTGTCTCGAACTGATTCGAAATTACTTGCAGCGATAATATAGTTCAATTTAACTGCCATAGTCACCAAGTAAACAGGTTATAACTCCTACTGTTTCATCAGGTAGCGTTTCTTTTATAATGTAATTTTTCACTACCCCTGAGCTGTCAGCAAATGACACCTTATGATTCCTTAAATTTACTTCTTGATTTGCATCTCTTACTGTATAACCAAGGACAACAAGATAAGATTCGATTAAAGAAATATGAACATTTTTAGAATTCACAGGCAAACCATCTGTTCCGATACTATTATGATGTTTAGTAGCAAGAGCAACACATGATAAAGGCGTACCACTTAAGGGGGTTAAGGTTATTGCAACCTGAAACCCCCCATTTGTGGAAAATCTTAACCAATCATATTTTGCTCTTTCTAAACTCATTTTTCTTCTTTTGCAACCTTTTTAGGTTTTTCAATTTCAGCCTTTTTAGCTTCAATTAATTGCAAATATCCGTTAGCAACAAGCAAATCAAAATTCCCCTCTGGGAACATGTCCTCAGAGACAGTTGAATTACCTGTATAGGTTTTTTTGTTGATGCCTTGCACCCGCGTAACCTTAACAATTGCTGTACGTTTACTTGCCATTATTCCCAAAATTTAGCTGAAAGTTCATCAACTTGGATTATAAAAGCCTTTAAAGCTGTTGTTATATCTACTCTCCAATACCTATAATATTGCGCTGTAGTTGTCTGCGTAAATAATATAGTGGTATCGACACCAGTAGACCACGTAATAGTGTCTATTGCAGTCCAACTATCAGAAGGCCAAATTTTAGCTTTTAACACTACAGGTGTTACTTGTTTAGTCCCACTTATAGAATCCAAAGTAATTTTGAAATTATACTTTACTGGCCCTTTTGATTCATTTAAAACTGTGTAATACCAGTTTGAATCCGTTGCAGTAGTTGCATAAGTAGTTGTTGGAGCTGTATAAGTAAACCAAGTTAAATCATAGCCCAACGTTTTATCCTGCGGGCTTTGCTCCTGACCATATCCGTTAATAAAAAGGATAGTCAATATCGAAAATAAAAATATTATCTTTTTCATATTGTTATCCTCCCACTACTTCAGTGCCAGTTACTTTCATTGTATAAATCCTGTCAACACTTACAGGAATTGCTAACCCTGCACTAAGGATTTCAAATACATGTTTCTTTCCGTAGGGGTCAATATAATTATTGATCCAATAATCGGATTCAATTTGACCAATAAACTCAGGAAATTCAGCGTTACGCACATCACGAATTATTGCAGGTACACCGGCGAAACTTAATATAAATTGCGCTCCTGATACGGGTAATAAGTACATGTAATTAGTATCAATATACGCAGTCGATACACCAGCCGAATTATCATACACTTCTGGATAACTCCATAAATTAATAATATATGGTCCAGCTGATAAACGCCCGTGAAATACTCCACCCATTGCGTTTTTCTGTGGCATATTCAAATCTATCAACTTAACATCTTTTACAAGAGCGTTAACGATAAATGGATTGCCAAGTAATGCTGCAAGGGCTGCGCTTCCTAATATTGCATTAAATTCGCCTACCCCTGATTTACCTGTTTGGCGTAAAAAGTCACCGCCGGCAATAAAATCAATTCGTGGGTCAATAGTTGTTAGTTTCCAATATTGATCAGCTGCTTTTAAATCCATTGAACCGGCTTTTCTTTTGTAATCAATATTAACCCCTGAATTAAGCTGAACAATACCGCTTTCAAAAACCTGAGCACACTGTAATTCATAAGCTCTTTCGATCTTATATCTTAAAATATTCAGTTTTTCGAGGGCTTGATCAATCATCCCTGTGATAATAGGTGCGCCAACACCATTAGCATTAGCACCAAAAAGAAGATCATAACGATCTAATTCTGTTGCATCGAAATATTCATTATAAAATGGAGGAATGAATTTCTTTTCAGTAAATGTTGAAAAGCTATTCCTATTTCCATTTGTGCCACGCAATACGTCAACTGCTATTTTTTCAGTGCCACGCATTACTTCAATGCTCACCTCTTTCGAAGAGGTTGTTTTCTTTGTGAAAAATGAGCGTAAAAAATTTTTCGGTGCTAATTCGGTTAGCTCATTCCATCTTGCTACCAGCGTACTTGTGAATACGCTTCTTGCATCTTGAATTGGTATCATCTTTTTATCTTTTAAATGTTAAATGTTATCCTGTGCGGTTAATTCATCGGTTGTTACCAATTCTAAACCTAGCGTATTAGAAATAAGCATGTCACGGATTGATCGATTGCTTACTATGCCAGCCAAAGTATCATCAGTGTCGAAAAACACTACTTTTTCTTCGGCTACTTTACCACCGTTACATATAGTAACATCGGCATTAGTACCAGTAAGAATGGTAATATCTTCGGCTAATATACCAACCGGCAATTGATTAGCTGTATCAGCATCATAAGGAGCGTGGGTAATTCCAACACATCCAATAACTGTTCCAGCTACTAGGACAAAAGATGAACCTGTTGCGTTTGCTATATTCACTTTACGATATTTGTTATCGAAAAGAAATATTTTAGAGAAATCATAAGTATTAACTAATTGATTCCCTGTCTGTAAATTCGTTGTTACTGAACTCATTTTTAAAAGAATTTAAGTTTTTTAGTTCCTGCTTCTACCTCTGCTTTGAAAGCATCAAGTTCAGCTTGTTGTTCTGTTTTATCCTTGGCCTGTGCGGTTGCGATTGCTTCGGGAGAATCTTTTTCGATAGCCTCCACTGTTTTTGCTGAATGAACTTTCATAATCATTTCTGATTGAATATCACTCGTAAATTCTTTGCCATCTTTTATTGAGGCAATAACATTTTCTTTGTCAACTTCCAGGAATGCAATCCAATTTTTTGTCCTTATCTGCTCTGCCTTTTTTCCTTCGGCAGTTCCTTCGGCAAAAATTTCAGCATATAGCTCTGGATTTTGAGCCTTTAATTCTGCTTTTGTCATTTTTTTACTTGTTTGTGAATTATTATTTTTATTGTTATTGCTTTCTGCTACACTGCCTTGTGCTTCTTCGCTACCTTGCGAAGTTTCTGCGAAAGCATAAAATGTTTCATTCATTGCTGCTATTTCTTTGGGATCTAAGCGCGAAATCCTATCTACAAG